TCTTCGAAATGATGCGAAGGGCATATATGTTCAGGCTAATACCTATTTCATACATGCTCAGGAGGCCTACACTCGGGATTCATCTCCCAAAGTGCCAGTGCCAACAACTGCTTTTCTAAAGACGAAGACTGCAACAGATCGTAACATTAGTTACTTTACTGGAAAGCCTCCGTCGAAACCGTTTCGGCTTGAAGGACGTAAATCACCACCAATGTGGGTTGAACGTCTTTCACTTGAGCAGAAAGGTTATTATAACTGGGCTTGGCCTGGCGGTGTTCAGACTTGGACTAAATTCAAGAATGACGCGAGTTTCGATTGGAATATCGAAGCTCACCGCGAGAACAATTTCCCTGCTTTTGCTTTTAGTTCTCCTTATTGGACCTCAGGGTCCATATATCCGGGTACTAATTTGGCCGGTAGTAGTATATTGGCACAGAATTACGCATCGTTTGACCTAAACAGTAATGTTATGGATTCTGCGATGTCGTATGTGGCAATAGCTGAGGCTGCACAAACCTTAGCACTCTACAGATCTACTGTGGTAAAGTTCGCAAAATGTATGTCGTTATTAAGACGTCCATCTGTGAGAAACTTTAACCGCGTAGCTCTTATTTTGGGTTTTAAACCTCAAGATAAGAAGAAGTTCCATCGCAAATTAAGGCGATCTAAGAACTTATCTGAGTATTGGCTAGCGTACCGTTATGGTTGGATGCCCCATCTCTATGATTTGGAGGATCACGCCAAGGTTATGGCTAGTTACTTTGCACGCCCGAATTTGTTTCGGGCATCTGGGACTGGGTATGATACGGATTTCTCACCTCCTGCTTCTAGCAGTGTGAGTCCTCCAGAATCATGGTTCGGTCACAAAGGTACTTTGCCGTCGGCTTTCTTGCATCCACTCAGTGTGAAAACTGAAGTTGTTCAACAAGGTCACAAGCATAAGTATACGTGTATCGTAGAAGTGACAAATGCGAATTTGCTCCTAGCATCTCAGACGGGTCTTGATGACCTGGCTAGTACTGCTTTAGAGCTTACTCCATTGTCCTTTGTGGTTGATTGGTTTTACCCGATTGGTGACTATTTGAAGCAAATGACAAAGATCGAGGGTATTCAATACCTCGATGTTTGCGAATCGCTTACAAATTTTAACATCACTAAGGTAACGCCTACTGCCACTGGGGACATAGCGGATCGTGGAAGTTATATTAATATCCAACATTCGCTTGAAGAGGGTGCACCTGAGTTTGTTCTCTATCGAGAACGAACCCGGAGAGCCCTTGATTTGTCTTTTCCTAATGCGCAATTTACGATGCAGCATATTACAGACCGTTGGCGTCGCAGGTTGGGTTTAAACCAACTTGTCGATACTGCGGCTTTAATTACTGTGTTTAACAGCGGACGAAAACTCCGTTAAACTTCTAACTAAGCATACTGCTAAGTTATACAATCTAAATTGAGGGAAAAACCCTCTTGGAGAAACGTTATGTCTAACGTAACACCTTTAACCATCAATGATGGTTTAGTAACGCCCGTTGCACGATTATTTGCTGTATCGGAAACTGATAATGGCTACCAAAAGTGGTTGTTCGTCCCTTCGGGACTTACACTTGCTGATGGTATTACGATTGCTTTAAAGCATACTCGCGCTAGCAACACAGGTGAATCTGCGATGGTCAAAAACCGTCTCATCATTCGTAAACCTGTTAAAGATGCTGCTGCGCTTGCGTATTTGCCAAAAGGTATTACAATTGACACCACGTTCGAATACCCTAACGGGTCTTCAGAAGCTGATAGAGCCGATATTTTGGCTTTTCACTTGAACGCTTTTGGTGTAACAATTGTTTCCGAGCAACTTAAAGGTATTCAAGCGATCTATTAAGATTTGCTTGATACCTTGTAATTGAGGATTTTGTTTTGACAAAGCTCAAAATAAATCATGCATTCTGTGGTACTTTAACAAAGACCCAGAGGCGCCGGTTGTCTCGTTGTAAAACGAGTGCATCCGTTGAGAGTTACTTGAAAAAGACTCTCACTGAACCCTCGACGACTAAGGATGATGCTAATGAAAAACTTAAATTACTTAGTTTTCCTAGTGGCTACCTTAGTCAAGCGATCAGTCGTTCTTTTGGTGACGGGTTTGGCGTATGTCCTATTATTAGGCCAGGCGTTGATCTTAGTCACAGTGACTTCACAAGTGTTTCTAACTATGTGAATGCCACTGCACCTTACGACATATGGCGTAAGGGCCGGTTTTCCACGCAAATTCCAAATGATACGTTAGTAAGTAAAACGTTGAAAGTGGTAGCTGCGTGTGAGGCCAGGAACCAGAGTACCAACCGTTATTTCGATTCTTTGGGGCCTTGGCCCGTTAAAAGACTCGGAAAACAACGTGCGGATATTCTGATGTACATACGTGAGGACTTGGAGACACTTGTTAGTGACTTCAGTCCGATCCGTACATTTTCATTTTGTAAACATGGTAACGGGGCATCAGAAAATTCGATGTCCCCACTGTGGAAGAAAATGAAGCAGTTCTCAGCAACCCCTTGGGTTGCTAAGACTCTGGGTCCCATTTATGAGACCCTAGAGGGTTATATTCCCGATGTGGAAATAACTACTTCTGAGCGCTTTAGCACGGTGGAGAAAACTTTCAAAATACTTCGTCCGATCGGTATTCAGCCCTCACTCAACCTATATTTTCAATTAGGTGTAGGTGGGTGGTTGAAGACTGTTCTTAAGAAGCAATGGAAAGTTGACCTCACCGATCAAGATAGAAATCGTGTTTTGGCCTGTTTAGGATCGATTTCGGACTCTATGAGTACGATTGATCTGTCCTCGGCCAGTGACACTATTTCCCGTGGTGTAATCAAATATTATTTTGAGAACACGGAGTTCTACGAATATTTAACTAATATTCGCACTACTCACACGGCATATTCACCTACAGATCTCTTCGAGAACCAAAAGTTTTCGTCGATGGGGAACGGCTTCACGTTTGAACTTGAAACTGCACTATTTGGTGCAATTGTTCGTGCGTGTTACCGTTACTTAGGTCACTCAACAACCATGACTAACTTCGCCGTTTACGGTGACGATATGATTGTTCTTGATGAGTGTACGCCCCTTGTTGTAGAAATGCTTCAATTTCACGGATTTACGGTAAACGTTGAGAAGTCATTCTCTTCCGGCCCGTTTCGTGAAAGTTGTGGCAGTGATTATTATCTTGGTCAATCTGTACGCAACACATTTATTAAGGAAGATTTTGATGAAGCAACTTCTGTTGTCACTCTTGTCAAAACTGCTAATGCCTTGTATCGAAAGTTTCTTTCGTACGACGACTCGACCAGTAAAGATTGTTCTTATCGGACTTGGAAGCGTTTTTTGCGCTTTATACCCAAGTCTGTCCGAACTACCTTGGCTGGCCCAATCGTTGAGCATGATCAGTGGCTTATTGGATTAAAACCCAACTTGCCTTCATGGAATTTGCGTGGTGAGCCTGTACTCTTGGCTCTAAACGCAAAAACCAAACCTGTTAAATGTGATGAATACTTACGCATGGATGCGTGGTTCTATTTGGCTAATCGCCGAAAAGACCTCGTTAATTGCAATGTATTCAACCGCTTACAAAACCGAAGGTGTTGTAGTGTGAACACTGGAATTAGGTTAGGTAATCCGGTGAGAGACTGTGTCTCTTACCACCCTTCCGTTCCAGAGTCTGCTACTATAACGTACATCGGGTATCCCAAAGTGGAACCTGATGAATTTGAACTTGATTTCGCGAAAGCGAGTCAACTCACTCCTTAAACCGTTACACGTTACCTATGCGTGGATAAATAAGTTTTTAGGAAATGGGGGGGGCTGCGTACCTTTTGTATAATGGGTCAGCGAGTTGTTTTC